CGGTAACTGATTATATTGATAATGTCAATACGACAACACCGTTCATTGATAATATTAACACGGAAACACCGTTCATTGATAATGTCAATACGGAAACTGATTACATTGATAATGTCAATACGACAACACCGTTCATTGATAATATTAACACGGAAACACCGTTCATTGATAATGTCAATACGGAAACTGATTACATTGATAATGTCAATACGGAAACTAATTACGTAGAAAATTTAGATTTCATTCAAAACATAGATTTTGTCGGGAATTTTATTACTAATACTCCTGTTATAACGCCTCAAGTAATTGAAACTCCTTTCATAGGTGACACTATTACAACCCCGCCGTTTATAGCTGATATTCCGAATACACCCGATTATATTGATAATGTTAACTATCAAGATAATATTAACTATCAAGATAATATTAACTACATTGGTGATGCCATTACGTTTCCGCCATATATTGCCAACCTAGATTTTATTGATAATATTCCTTTTATAGATGATATTCCTTTTATTGGTAATACCACAGGTACTACACCATATATTGCCAACCTAGATTATATTGATAATGTTATCTATCAAGACAACATTAACTACATCGATAACGTTAATACTGCAACGCCATATATTGACAACGTAAATTATATTGATAATGTTAACTATCAAGACAACATTAACTACATTGGTGATGGTATTACGTTTCCGCCATATGTCCAAAACCTAGATTATATTGATAATGTTATCTATCAAGACAACATTAACTACATTGGTGATGCCATTACGTTTCCGCCGTATATCCGGAACGTAAATTATATTGATAATGTTAACTATCAAGACAACATTAACTACATTGGTGACGTTATTACAACTCCGCCATATGTCCAAAACCTAGATTATGTTGATAATGTTAACTATCAAGACAACGTTGACTACATCGATAACATTAATACTGCAACGCCGTATATTAACGATATTTCTTATGTTGCTAATACCACAACTACTCCGCCGTATATCCGGAACCTAAATTATATTGATAATGTTAACTATCAAGATAATATTAACTACATTGGTGATGCCATTACGTTTCCGCCATATGTCCAAAACCTAAATTATATTGATAATGTTAACTATCAAGACAATATTAACTACATTGGTGACGTTATTACAACTCCGCCATATGTCCAAAACCTAGATTATATCTACAACGTAAATTATATTGATAATGTTAACTATCAAGACAACATTAACTACATCGATAACGTTCTTACTTCAACGCCGTATATCTACAACGTAAATTATATCTACAACGTAAATTTTATTGATAATGTCAACTTTCAAGACAACATCAACTTCATCGGCGGGTTGAAAGACGATATAGGATATATTAGAAACGTAAATTATATTGATAATGTTAACTATCAAGACAACATTAACTATCAAGATAATATTAACTACATTGGTGATGCCATTACGTTTCCGCCGTATATCCGGAACGTAAATTATATTGATAATGTTAACTATCAAGACAACATTAACTATCAAGACAACATTAACTTCATCGATAACGTTAATACTGCAACGCCGTATATTAAAAATGTAAATTATATTGATAATATTAACTATCAAGATAATATTAACTTCATCGATAACGTTAATACTACAACGCCATATATCTACAACGTAAATTATATTGATAATGTTAACTATCAAGAGAACGTTGACTACATCGATAACGTGAAGGGTCTTCAACCTTTTATTGATAATATTGACTACATTGGTGATGCCATTACGTTTCCGCCGTATATTGCCAACCTAGATTATATTGATAATGTTATCTATCAAGACAACATTAACTTCATCGATAACGTTAATACTACTACACCATATATTAGAAACGTAGATTATATTGATAATGTTAACTATCAAGATAATATTAACTACATCGATAACGTTAATACTGCAACGCCGTATATTAAAAATGTAAATTATATTGATAATATTAACTATCAAGACAACATTGACTACATCGATAACGTTAATACTGAAACGCCGTATATTAGAAACGTAGATTATATTGATAATATCAATTATGTAGATAATATTGACTACATTGGTGACGTTATTACAACTCCGCCATATATCCGGAACGTAAATTATGTTGATAATATTAACTATCAAGATAATATTGACTACATTGGCAACACGAAAGGTCTTGCGGAGTTTACTGATAATATTGACTACATTGATAATATTAATTATCAAGACAACATTGACTACATCGATAACGTTAATACTGCAACGCCGTATATTAAAAATGTAGATTATATCCGGAACGTAAATTATATTGATAATATACCTTTCATTGGTAATTATATTGACAATATCGATTACATTGACAATATCAATACAGAAATTGACTACATTGGCAACACGAAAGGTACAGCAGATTTTATTGATAACGTTCAACAGCAATACATTCAAGAAGTTCGTAATCCCTTTATTCGCAATACGCCATTTATAGGTGACGTTATTACAACGCCACCATTTATTGGTGACGTTATTACAACTCCGGATTATATTAAAGATACTATTACAACTCCGGATTATATTAAAGATACTATTACAACTCCACCATTTATCGGTGACGTTATTACAACTCCGGATTATATTAGAGATACTATTACAACTCCGGATTATATTAGAGATACTATTACAACTCCACCATTTATCGGTGACGTTATTACAACGCCACCATTTATTGGTGACGTTATTACAACTCCGGATTATATTCAAGATATTATTACAACGCCACCATTTATTGGTGACGTTATTACAACTCCGGATTATATTAGAGATACTATTACAACTCCGGATTATATTAGAGATACTATTACAACTCCGGATTATATTAGAGATACTATTACAACTCCGGATTATATTCAAGATATTATTACAACGCCACCATTTATTGGTGACGTTATTACAACTCCACCATTTATTGGTGACGTTATTACAACGCCACCATTTATTGGTGACGTTATTACAACTCCGGATTATATTAGAGATACTATTACAACTCCGGATTATATCGGTGATTTTATTACTGATCGTGATTATATTAGAGATGTAGAAGGGTTTTTAAGTTTCATTTTTGAGAAGGATTACATCGAGAACGTCTCTTTTTTAGGTAATATAAACTTTACTTCCAATTTTATTTTTAACTTCGATTACAACACTACTATAGATTACATCGGTAATAGTAACTTCCAAGACAATATTGATATACCTGGTGGATTCATAGGAAATGTTCCATTCATAGGGGATACCAACTTTGATAGGAATACCCCTTTCATTCGAAATACCGTTACCACTGATCAAATCCCTTTCATTGCTAACACTAATGAGACAGTACCTTTTATTCAAAATACACCAACAATCGACACCCAAGAATATATCGATAATATTCCATTCATTCAAGATACTCCGTTTATTGATAACATATCGTACATAGAAGATACTCCGTTCATAGGCGACTTTATAACCGTAACGAGAACTGAAAGTTTTCTTGGCGGTGATGATCAATTATTAGTCGGAACAGAATTTGCGAAAATAGAAACCTACACCCTGTATTGTAAGGTAGACGATGATCAAGGGTGGGATATTTCTTTCCCATCATTGACTGGACCAAGATATAGCATTGATGAAGGAGAAACTCTAAATACGAGAATTACGAGAGCAAATACAGGATTTGATGAAACCGTTTATTATGCATATAACACTATCAACGGAGAATTAGGAACGGCTGATGCAAATGATCTTAGTTTCAATAATGGAGAAACGTCCAGAGGTGCTGTTAATTTAACCGGTGCAGTATCGTCATCCACTCTTTTCAAGGGTATTGCTGCTGATACTCTCACCGAAGGCGAAGAATATTTCTGGATTGAACTTTGGGATTCTGCTACGGGTGGACGCAGAATTGCTACTTCACAAGCAGTCTATATAAATGATACTAGCACAGCATCTGCTGATCAACCGGATGCTCAGATGACGGCAATTACTGTTAGAAAATCTCAAAACAGTCAAGCAGCAATTGGCACTAGTGACGTGTTAGAGTCAGGTATTGCGTTAAACTCCAGTGGTCAATTACAATTTGCAGGACAGGGAGATTTTTACAGAACGACACCTAGCAGTATTCTTATAGATAAGTGGTTAACAGCAGATGATCGACAAGTGGCAAGCGGAAGCGACTATGAAGTTGAAATAACTCAGGTGTCTGGAACCATAACTGGAACTACAACCGGTTATGTTTCTCTTGGAACAACTAGAACTGTTCTTGGAAGAAGCGCCAACGCAAACTCAAATCTATCACTTACAGACCAAGCACGAATTAAAATCCGTAAGGTCGGTGCAGGAAGTGATGATGTTAATGTCGTGATTACTTTCGAAGTGGATACACAGAGATAATAAACTACTAGATATATGAGATGATTGAGTATTTTTAAAGGATGATATATGAAAGCATATTTCCAAAGTAACCCGTTTTGGGTCAATAAAGAAAAAACAGAAGCAATGTCAATCTATACGATTGAGAAAGATGATGGCACTGTCGAAAATAGACAGCAACCTGTTCCTAAAAATCTTCCTGACGGTAGCGTCAATCCATTATGGACACAACTACTCGCAGAAATTGGTGAAGACAGAATCACTAAAAATACGGACATACGCCGTAAAACTAAACTCAAAGAAAAAAATGAGACTGATTTGAAAAAAAATCAGAGAGAAAGATCTGCTGGGTTAGAACATTTGTTTGGACTCAAGTTGAAAGCTTTCGAAATCAAAGAGGTTCGTGAATGTACAGATAAAGCACTTCGAACTAAAATTCGAGGATCTAAAAGCGATATTGAAATGAACGCTTGGATTGCAGTTGTATTATTGAAGTCTTTGGAAATTGATAATGACGAAAGTAAATAAAGGGTATGTAGTAGTAGCAAATAGATTAGAGTTTTATTATTATAGTGCTTTAAATTTAATTTCTTCAATTAAAGAGTTTGATCCAGATGCCAAAGTTTGTTTAGTATCAGAACAAAAATATTTAGATCTCGGCGGATCCCATATTGCGGATCATATTTTAACGTGTGATAATCATCCAAGAGCAAAGTTATGGGGGATGGCAAACACTCCCTTTGACCAGACCTTTTATATAGATGCTGATTGTGAAATTATTCATGGTGACTTGCCCACTGTATTCGATTTATTTAAAGATAAGCACGTATTGTTCACTGCTCTAACAGACGAAAGATCATATATTTTTGCTGAATATGAATGGGGCAATGGTGTATCATTTGATTGGTGCGGAGCAGTTTGTCTCTACGATATGACCAAACCTCTCGTTAAAGACCTAATGAACGATTGGTATGACCTTACTGTTAAACAGTATAGCGGCGAGTGGTGGCCTTCCGCTCCTGACGGAACACCTGATACCGTCAACTATCCTAAATCGTTAGCAAGATGGGATCAATTTTCTTTATGGTGGTTATTAAATCGAGAACCTAAATATTCTGATATTTTGGTAGGTAGATTAGATGACGAATACGATTGCAGATGGAATAACTTTCATGGATATGAATGGGATCATTGTAACGATAAAGAACCGGTTGTATTTCATTATTCTAATTCTGTTCCTAAAAAAGAAAGTTTAGCAAGAAGTAGATTAAGATGACCACAATGACGGATGTTCCTATTAGAAATCTGGAACTTTTAAATGATCTTTCGTTTTTTGAACAATGCAAGGAATCTGATTTTTTAAAACATTTTTATTGTATAGGACATAATTTTACTTATAAACAAGCAGATTACTGGACTGGAATAGACTATCTTAAAGAAGTATTAAAAGAAGGTCACAGTCATAAAGGATTTCCTGATTACCTTAAAAGTTATAGTTTACAACTTAATACATTTAAATTAAATCCCGATTCAGAAGGCGAAGAATATGTGTCGCTACTGGAAAAGGTTTGGAGTAGATTAGAAGAGTTTAAACTTAAAAACGCTTTTAAATCTAATGCGTTATTTTCAGTTTATCCGCCAGGCGGATTTATAGGTTGGCATAATAATGCTAACGCGAGTGCATATAATATTATATTTACTTGGAGTGAAAGCGGAAAAGGACATTTTTCATTTCTAGATCGTGAAAAGAAACAGATAGTTAAAATTCCAGATAAAACTGGATGGCAATGTAAAGTAGGGTATTTTGCCTCATACAAAGAAGATCCTAAAAAATTAATGTATCATTCAGCAAGAAATGATGATTGGCGAATGACGATTGCTTTTACCTTAGATACTACTTATCGATCAAAAGAACTCCAAAAATGGATTATTGAAGGTATATCTTCGGATCAGTAATCTAATTGTTATAAATAAAACCATAAGTATTCTCACGGACTGTACTAATGGCGTATTACGAAGACATCACAATCGATCAAGGAACCGATGTTTCAATTGAACTGCATTTAATAAACAAAGATAAGAGCATTAAAAACCTAACTGACTATACAGTCAATGCTTCAATGAAACCGAGTTACGGTGCAGATTCTAGTGAGAAGATACTTTTCACAGGAATAATTGCGGATCCGCCCACAGATGGTATTGTAAATTTATCGCTGACCAACCAACAAACCGATTTACTTAACACTAAAAAACGATACGTTTATGATGTAGAAATGGCATATGTTAGTGAATCAGATGGTAGTGGCAACCTCACTTATATTATTGAAAGAATACTTGAAGGTCATATTCAAGTCACACCTTCAGTGACAAAGTAAGGAGTTCTCATGGGTTATAAACTAACCAATAATAAAACCATTGTTGTTGATAAAATTGTAGTCGGAACTCCTGTTAGAACTGTTCAAGCAGCAGGAATTCCGGGTGTAAATGCTACTGGGGCGGTAGAAGGAGATGTTTTAGTTTATAACGGAACACTTGGTCTATGGCAAGCATCTAGCGTTTTGAATGTCGCAACCTTTGACGGTGGGGATTACTAATGTCCCACGATTCTTCTCATGCCACAATATTAATAAGACGCTCGACAACTAGGGGTCTGCCAGTAGAAGATGGTACTGGAAAATCGTTAATACAAGTTTCTGAGATAGCATATTCTTTATTAGCAGATACTAACGATGACGGTTTGGGTAATGGCGGTGATCGTCTTTATATTGGTGCTGGTAACATATTATATGAACCAGATGTAAACTCCCAAGGCGACTCGGTATCGCATTACTATTCGTCTGAGATTCATACTATCGGCGGTAAATATTTCACCGACATGATGAATCATCAGCGCGGTATTGTTACTGCTGCATCCTCTCTTTTGGTAGATGACGATAAAAAACTCAACGAACTTCTTGTAGATTTTTTATATTTTAACAAAGACTCTGTATCAACAGAAGCAACAAATGACCTAGTGTTACGTGGTGGCACTGGTTTAACCAAGGTCACAGGCGACCTGCAGGTCACACAGAACGTACAAATCGATGGTACTCTAACTGTTGATGGTATAGCGACCTTGAAAGCAGGAACTTCCGGAACGATTACGGTGGGTGATCAGAACACCGATAACGTTGTTTTCGGTGCAGATATTAATTCTTCTCTTATACCCAATATCACAGATACGTATGACCTCGGAACTGCTTTGCAGAGATGGAGAACTCTTCATGTAAGACAAGCCATCCTCGACTCAGCAACGTTTGATATTTTACAGATCAATGAAGATCTCAACGTAGATGGTCTTACAACATTAGACTCAACTACGATTGACCCTTTGTTAATTATAAATGGTTCAACTGGACCTACCTTTAATGATCGAGGATTAATATTCAGACCAGAAGGTAATCCTGGATCAGAAATCCGATTGCAAGAGTTAACAGAAGGCGGGTCAATTAGTCTTGTTACTTATAATAAATCACTTGAATTTAGAAGTGGGGGTATTCAATCAACTAGGGCACGACTTGAATTAAGTCAAGGCGGGGCAATAGAACTAGGAACTCAAACAGCAAATCAAAAAGTTGTTCTATACTCAGATGATGATAATGGTGCAATAGAATTTAGGAATGGTGGACCGTCTTTCCCATTGCTTGCAACGTTTGATTCAGCAAGCGCAACCTTCAAACAGAATGTTCAAGTAGATGTCGATTTTAATGTAGATGGTCTTACGACATTAGACTCTACCACAATTGATGGTGACTTGATAGTAAATAGAAATCTCTTTGTTTACGGCGAACAGACTAATATCTCAACAACAGAATTATTAGTAGAAGATCAACAGATTGTTATTGCGAATGGAACACCAACCGCTGTTCTCGCTAACGGTGCCGGTATTGCGATAGGAGATTCAGCATCTCCCTATGCGTATGCTCGTTATGCAAACAACGGAGTCGATTCGGCACGATGGGAATTTTCACCCAAGATATATGCCCAATCGCTTGAATTTGAAGTAATCGACTGTGGCACATACGCCTAAATAAAAAGATACGATAGAGAATAAGTATGGCATCCAGAAAAAAAATATTATTTCCGCGCAGCGACATACCAGGACGTGCTCCGACTCTTAATGAAATAGACTTCGGCGAGATTGCAATCAATACGCACGATGGTAAAGCGTATATTAAGAAAGACAAGAACGGCGAAGTCAGTATCAATTCAATTGGTGCCGAAGATGTAGATAACGTCTATTATGTTTCTAAGTCGGGCGTTCCTGGAAATGATGGCAAATCTTTGATGAATGCTTTCTCCTCTTTGGATTCGGCAGTAGCAGTTGTATATGCAAAAGAAAACTTCAAGTTTGACGAAACTACATGTGAACGAGACCTTAACCTTATTATGGATGGTGTTCGTTATGACATGGCATTAGGCACAAACTATGGTGCGGTAACTGCTGGACAATCGTATAAGCGTGGTAACGCGATTAAAGTTACCGCAGAACAACTCTATCAGACTAGACGAGCAATCAACGAAGAACGTCTCGGTATGGTTTCTGTTCCCGCAGTAAAAACTGACGCGACTTCTAAACTACGTGTTGCTTCTGGTTTCGATGAGATCATTGAGATTCTTGTGGGCGGCACTGCCTCTGCATTAGAGTTTCCTGATCCACCTGTCGAAGCACAGACTGACGCGAATGCAGCATCTAATGCTATTCAGACTAACAAAGAAGCAATTCAGGATGCGGTCCTAGATTACCTGAACAACCCCGCAAACGATTTCCTCACAGGGTCATACGATGCGACAACTTGTTCTCGGGATGTCGGTCTAATTGTCAACGCGGTTGCACGTGATCTATTATTAGGCACTGACTACAATACGATTACTGCTGGTTGGGCATACAATAGGTCTTCCTCTGCTTATGTATTGAGCGATCAGAACGAAGCAACTATTGCGGGTATCAACTTTGCGAGAGATTACATTATTGCTCTTGCTGGTGTTACTTCCGATACTGACATCGAAAACCTTTTCAAGAATGTTACCGATGTCATTAACGCAACGCAAACGGTTTACCCAACAATCAACTATGTGACTACGGCAGGGGCAACATACCAGACGGCAGATCGAATTGCGGCAACTACGAATCTTCAAGCAAATCGTGCAACATTAATTTCTGATACCACGGTTTACATCAATGCCAACTATCCAGGTCTTGGTTACGATCAAGCAAAATGTGAAAGAGATGTTGGTTATATCATAGACGGTTTATCCCATGATGTCAAGTATGGTGGTAACACTGCGACTCGCACAAATGCTCTGGCATATTTCTCAGGTACAGTATCTCAGTTAGGTTTCGGAGAAGGCACTGCAACTGTTGCGGCATACAATGATCTTAAAACACGGATTAACGCAGTGGTTACGACTGCTCCGGAACAAACAGTTCTTGGTGGACTTGTGGATGAAATCACCGGTGTTATCACGGCGGGTAATACCACGGGTCTTTCCGCAGAAGTAAATATCGTTACTACTGGATTGATTACTACCGAATATGATGCTATCGTTGCAGGAATCGTAGGTGCTCAGGCTGCCACGATTGACTATGTTGATCTGAATTGGTCCACTAAACTTGGTGGATATAATGCCGGTAAGTGTGCAAGAGACGTTGGATTAATCCTTGATGCTGTTGCACGTGATCTTTTACTTGGATCAGATTTTTGGACAATTGCGGCAGGTAATTCATACCTAAGAGCAAATACTGCTTATGTGTTGAGCGATCAGAAACAAGCAACTATTGATGCTGTTAATTTTGCCAAGTCAAAAGTTAAAGCATTAGTTGGCGCACTTGATGCAACGGTAGACACGTTGTTTGAACGTGTGATAGATGTTCTTGATGGAACCGTAACAACAGTTCAAACCTATGCTACTTATCCCGCAAACGGAACGTATGCATCTTCACAGTTTAGAGATATAGACCACGGAACTATACGATCACAGAGAAGTGCTTTGATCACAGCAACTACTAACTTCATTACTGCTAACTATTCTGGACTGGCATATGATCAAGCCAAGTGCGAAAGAGATACAGGATTCGTAATTGATGCAATAAATATTGATTTGTTGTATGGCGGTAACACCGCCTCTCGTAATGCTGCACTTTCATATTTTGCAGGAACAAATTCCCAGTTAGGTTCAGGAGAAACCGCACCTACAGTTGCGGCGTACAATTTTCTTGCAGGAGAGATTAAGAATTATACTTCTGAAAATGCAAGAGTTGATGAACTCATGGGTCTGGTCACTGGCGTTATTACTGCTGGTAATACCGATAGTATTCCTGCGGAAGTAGAAGTGGATACTGCGGGATTGACAACAACAGATTTTGATGCCATCGTTGCAAACAGATTGATCATTCAGAACGATGTCATCGACTATGTAAATGATCAAAACATTGTAGGCAGTTTCGATCAACACAAGTGTGAACGAGACACCGGTTTAATAATTGATGCGATTGCTCTTGACTTACAGAACAATACAGACTATAATAGCATCACTGCTGGACTCGCATACCAAAGAGGTAATGCACAAAAAGTTCAGAGCGATCAATTACAATACACAATCGATTCTATCAATTACTTGCGAGACCAGATCAACGCATCTGGTATTAACGCAACAAGTCAGACTTTCGTTACGGCACGTATCAAACAGATCACTGAACTCCTTGAAGAGTCCACCGCATACGGAAAAGAAGACGGAACCTCTATCGACTTTACCGGAACTGGAAGTGAGAGTGCCGATAAGAGAAATGCAGCAAACGCTCTGATCGTTAATCGAAGAACCATTCAGGGTCAGTTGATCACTTGGATTCAAAACAATTTCGATTCGTTAGAATACGATCAAGACAAGTGTCAAAGAGACGTTGGATACATTGTAGATGCCGTGACTCACGATATTCTTTTCGACGGTTCTTTTGCTACTGATACCAATGCTCGTTCATACTGGGTCGGTAAAGACCTTAACATCGAGAACACCACAACTGCATACGAAAGTTTAGATGGTCTCGCAGACATCTGGACTAATCAATTAGGTGCCGGTGAAATTACCGCCTCACTTGCTGCATACGAACAGTTAAAAACTATCATTAATAATTACGTCACGACTTCTACGGAAGAAGCTCGGGTTGTTGCTTTAATCGAAAGGATTAGAGACGCAATCAATGCCGCAGATGGATCAGCAATTCCTGTTGTTGTGCCTACTTTCACTGGCGAGAGCAGTACTTTTCATGCTATCAGATCTACGTTACAAGAGCAAGTAGTATTTTATGCCAATAGCGTTTTCCCAACATACTCTTACGATCAGGCAACTTGTCGCAGAGACGTGGGATACATTCTGGATGCGTTGACCTATGATCTCAAGTACGGTGGTAACAGCGCAACCTCTATTGCGATGCGAGCATACTTCTCTATCTTTGGTAATGGTTATGCTGATCGACTTGGTCAAAGTGAACTGACTGCAACGATTGCAGCATACGAACAGTTAAAATCTATTATTGCGGGTTATACGGCAGGAACAGATTCAGGTAATATTACTAAGATCCAAAACCTCTTAGATATTATTATTCATGCTGTTGAGCAATCTAGTATAGGAACTTTCCAATTAGGTGATTTCTTTAACGGAACTGCTATCTACCAATACAACTACCCGACAGGACTTGCAGTAGGTTACGATTCGTTAGTGTTTCCAGACCTTGTTAGTATAGGGATTTCTACGACAACACCCGAGATCTATACCGCATGGTCTAAGTTCGAGCAGGGCATTACTTTAAGTAGTGTCCCGACACCAGAAAGACAGACTATTATTCGTCAGTCATCCGAGACTGCTCAGAACCAAGGGACCGATACTACTATCTTTTTGAAGTCTGGTGACTACACTGTTAACAATCCGATCAAACTCCCACCTAAGACTTCTATCATTGGTGATGCTTTGAGGGCAACTACAATTCGCCCACGTAATGTAGATAGTGATATTTTCTGGGTTGACAATGGTTGTTATGTGAAAGAGGTTACTTTCCGCGACCATCAGAACGGTGCTGCTTGTGTAGCATTCGATCCGAGAAACGATGCGATCACAGGTCCGTTCATTACCCAATCACCATATGTACAAAACTGTACTTCGTTGACAACATCGGGTATTGGTATGAAGATCGATGGTTCTAAGGTGTCTGGTCTACGATCAATGGTGCTTGATGCGTTCACACAGTTTAATGCAGACGGTATTGGTGTTCACTTAACCAATCGTGCATATGCTCAGTTAGTGTCTTGTTTCACGATTTCTACCTCAACATCTATTCTTGCTGAAACGGGTGGGCAATGTTCTGTTACGAACTCGAACTCTTCTTTTGGTGACCGTGGTTTGGTTTCAACCGGTGGTTCCGAATCAATTTACAATGGTTCTTTACATGCCGATTACAATTTGAATGATGACATTATTCGTATCAACGGAATCACAAACACCGATGCCGCAAATTACTCTTTACAATTAGGTGATTTTAAGAAACCTAATTATAATGATGCGATTAAATTTGATTCCGATAATTACTACTACACCGTTTTAGATGTGTCCGATGAGATTTTGCAGAACTGGGGTGTTAGTGGTAACACTGATCAGATCGTATACGAAACCGGTGACACGCCCAGAGGGAATTATCACAGTGCTGGTATTGCTATGTCGAGCGATGACACTACACTTACTTGGGCAAATAGAGACGCATCATATCAAGAGTTTTGGGAACGAGCAGAAGGATCTAAGACTTGGCAGTTTGTTCAGTCTATCGCCCCTGTTAACCCAATAAACAATGGGACGGGAAGTTCTTTTGGTTATGCGCCAGAACAATCCGGAATAAGTGCTGACGGCAAAGTAGTTGTTACCGGTGCAGAGAATGCACGATATGTTACAGGTTATAGTGACACGACTACCTTGCATGGTGCTGCTTATGTTTTCGAGAAGGATGGTTCTACTTGGTCGCAAACCCATTTCCTCGAAGATTCAGTATCATCGTCTCCTACTAAAAATGGACAAACCAGACAATTTGGAAAGAGAACATCAATATCGGGTGACGGGAATACTATTTGTATTTCTAATAAATTTGATTCTGACACAAACTTTATTAGCGGTGCGATTCACGTTTTTAACAGAGACTCCGCATTAGACCCTGATGGGTTCACCTTTGCCCAGAAATTACTCTTCCCCAAAGGAACTGCTTCTTTTGCTCCTTCGACGGCAATAAGCAATGACGGTGGTAGTATACTTGCTGCTTGGAGAGGAGATGTTGCATACTACTATACTAAGAATCAATTCGGAACTTACAGTATCTCGCAGAACATTAGTTTACCACAGTTTCAAAATAATGGAACGATCTCTGATCACATCGTGGCAATGAATCCTGATGCTACATATGCGGCATTTGCTAATCCTACTTCGGGTAATACGGTTGTCTCTCGCGCACAAGCATCTAGTGTAGGCGTGTCAAATATTTTAGTCGATAGTGCAGAAAAATTTACAATCGGACAAACTTTATATTCTGGATCATTTGAAAATGCAAACTATGAAGACAGAGATGCTAACTTGACAGATGGGACTACTGTTATTAATATTCCAGCATCAAATCAATTAACCATTAGTTCACCTAATATTGGTACATGGGACGGTTCAAACTATGTCTTTGGTTACACCGATGAGACTGGTGGCGTAGACATGTTTGCTTTTAAAGAAGGTAATTGGACGCATCAAGAAACTCTGTATCCTTCTGATGGTAGAGAAGGTACTAGGATGGGACGTTCTATTGATATCAATGATAAAGGTGATATTGTAGTAGTCGGAGCGAACAGAAGTAGTGCCTCAGAAGTTGCGAACGACACTGTTGGGGCATATATATTCGAACGTGGTGGCACTAATTGGACTGAGGTTAATATTCTTAGACCTCAAAACCGACAATTCAATGGTGATACTAATGCCAGCTTTAATGATGACAGGTTTGGTGAAGGGGTTGCAGTTGGAGGAAGTGCAGACTATCTTGCTATTAGCGCACCAGAGCGAACTGCTGACGTATCCATTCCTTACCGGGGTGCAGCATTTACTTACAGTTCTATCCTTCCAGAGACAGGTTCTTACGATATAACGATTGCTCCGCCCCTAAATAAAAACATGAAAGGGGAACAAACATCGAACTTTCATCAAAGATCTTTGATTAGTGCTTCTTCTCACACCTTTGAATTTGTGGGATCCGGTACTAACATGTTTGCGGCGGTTCCACAAAACGGTGGTATTCCTAAGAAAGATTTAGAAGTAGTTTTTGATTCTGCGGATGCAGCACAACCTAACTTTGGTTTGGTTTACTTTACAGCAACAGACGAATTAGGCGACTTCCGAATTGGTGGCGATTTAACCATCAACCGTGAGTCGGGAACAATTACAGGGACGACTTTCGATAGATCTTTGTTCGCAGTATTAACACCTTATATTCTAGCATTAGAGGGATAAGATGGCAACTCCATTAAATACATTTAAAACTAAAACCTATATCATACAGGCAAAAGATCCTACTGATGCCATCAAAGCACGTGGTACAGATGTAGTATACACGGTCCCTGCTGGCATCACGGCAATTGTTTTGATGGCACAGATTACCAATATAGATAATACTCAGACGTGGGATTTTAATTTTGTTCATCACGATGCGGGAACAGATACAACTACATTTCTAGTAAAAGATTTTGCATGTCAAGCATTCGATGCTGTTGGTTCTTTAACAGGAAAATTGATTGTGCAAGAAGGAAACCAAATCGCAATTTGGGCAGAGTCGGCGGGTAAACTCCAACTGACATTAAGTTTCTTGGAATCGTTAAATGGCTAAAAGACTCATATCGTTAAGTGGTAAGATAGTTCGGAGATCTAATGATGAGTTAGATGATGATCGTTATACTTACCTGTCTCTTGAACAAGCAGAACCGAATCCCGGTAATCCAGCGAGTGATAACTCGCTGTTCTTTTCCAATGCGGATGGTACTCGTGGGTTCACTAAAAGACCTCAACTTGAGGGTCTTGCGTTTGATGATGGTGAACTTAATGATGCTGGTGATAATGATTACGCATTAATTCTTAATGGAAACCCTACGACCTCTTCTGACGCAGATAGCGTTGGTTATCGTAAGTTAGGTGATCTTGCTTTCACCGATGAAAGTGAAATTACGTTACAGACGGTCACCGTTACTGGAAGCACTACTGATCAAGGTATTGTAATTCAAACTCTTGGCAGTGTGGAAGGAAGTTCTCCTAACAGTTATGGATTAAAAATTGAAGATGCTAACTCGATGGAAATCGATGGTTTGGCAAAATTTGATGGACAAGTAAATCTTAACTCACTTGTAAATGTATCTGGTATACAGGGCATTCAATCTACTCTGCTTCTGGTAAAAGGTGCAGAGGATAGTGTCGGTTTTACTAATTTCGATTTTACTAATTTTACTGCACCTACTTTACAACAAGTAGTAGAAGAAACAATTTCTTCGGGCGATCAAACCTCTTCTTTCCAGAAAGGTGCGGTTACCACATACGGTTTAAATGCTAAGTTTTTTCAATTCAACGAACAACCTAAAACAAGAGGCAATTTTGTAACACACAGAAACGCATTGGTAATTGATGGTATAGACGATTCAATAGGTGTCAGGTCACTAAGAGATCTTGCTTTTTACGATAGCACCAATAGTAATATCAGAGTTGGGCAACTTGATGTATTAAATCCAACTGTTGCGACACTACCGGCATCTGGTCTTATTCCAATGGTCACGTGGAACGAAACCTCAAAAGAATATGAAGTTGTAGATATTGAGGTTGAAAATCTCGACACCACTTTTGAAACATTACACAGTGTTTCGGGAAGAACAGAAGATGGGTTCGAAGCTGGTGAAACTGGAAACCCAGTAATATTCAGTAACAGCATAAAACTTCGGGGCAACGGTACCGGATTGACGCTTGCCAATGGCGTAGGGAATTATGTTCTGGTAGCAGAACTTGCCGCGAGCGGTGATAGTGCGATTGTAGCAAAACGACTTGCAGATGATATTGCTTTCAATGGCGATCTGGTAACTCTTGATTACGTTGTAGGTAAGGGCGATACTACTGCTCGCAAGGTTAGTTTGAACGGTGACGTATTACTATCTAACAAAACTAATAGAAACGGCAACCAAGATCGTGTCTTAGTTATTCAGGATAATGATTCGGTAGGTTTCGTTAATCTTAACACAATTGCTTTTACGGGCACCGAATTAGATACTTTACAAACTGTAACCGATCAAGTAGATGCTGGTTCTGCTTCAGGGTTTGGTGATAGCACTAACAGATCATTACATGTCGGCGGTTTGACCATCGATGGTATAGGCGTTGGTCTCCGTATAGATTCCGATGTAATGGGTTCTTCTGAGACTGTTAATAGGTTCTTAGTCTACGATAAATCTTCTGGCGAAGGACAGGTAATTCTCCGAGAACTCGACAACCAAGTCTTGGACGGTGATGACACAACACTTCAAACCGCAACCGAGCGCGGAAGAACTACTACGTTAGAAATTATCGCGCAAGGTTTTGTGGGGGATAGTGCTACCGTCCAAAACCTAGAAGCAACTACTCAGGCAACTCTTGCAAGCGCAAGCGTTACAGACTTGACCACGGATCGTGTAGTGTTCTCTGGTGCTGCTGGCGAACTCGAAGACGATGCTAATCTTACTTTCGACGGAACATCACTTCAAGTTGGTGTAAATCTTAACGTAGATGGTCTCACCACATTAGACTCCACCACAATTAACGGAAGACTCGTTGTCGATGGCGACGATGTCTATCTGAATGGTGCACTTTTTCATGGCGAAATTTCCAACGCCGAAGCAAACTTTGGTATGGGAACAAGCACACCCACCTTTTTTAGTGGACGAGGACTGGAGATTGAACGAACAACTCCAGTGTCTTTACGTCTGGATAACACAGGTGATAATACCGTATTAGAAATTACAACTGAAAGTGGTGCGGTAAATTTCAGAGGTATCAGTGCCAAACCAATGTCGTTCTTCACCGGAAATTTAGAGCGGTTAAGAATTGATGCGGATGGTGATTTAAACGTACTCAACAACCTTGATGTCGAGGGAGTAACGAATCTTGATTCTACTTCAATAGTAGGTACACTTGATATAACGGGAGAAACTACTCTCGATAAAACAACTATTGACGGTTTACTTGATGCTAATGCTGGAATTGATGCTTCATCAGTTAAAGTAGAAGATTTAACCAGTGGTCGGGTGGTCATTGCTGGAACTAATGGCGAACTCGAAGACGATGCTAATTTTACTTTCGATGGAACAGCACTTCAAGTTGGTGTAAATCTTAACGTAGATGGTATTACAACATTAGACTCAACTTCAATAGTAGGTACACTTGATGTTGGTGGTATTACAACATTAGACTCTACCACGATAGTAGGAGCGGTTAATCTAACTGGACTGATAGGTACTGAATCATTAGATGTATTAACAATCGATGGTTCTAATGAAGTTGCTCGAAGAACAATTGAATCTACTGCTTTTACAGGCGAAACATTAACTACTGTCACAGATCCTACGAGACCTGTTGGATATGATGTCACCTCAACACCATTGTATTTAAATGGTGGTATCTCTCTCGCAGCAAACGCAACGGACACACAAGCAACATATAAACTGTTGAATCTCGGATCAGGTGCATCGGGAGACAGTGTAGAATTTTTAGAAGTTGATGGTTCAATCCTTGATGGGTCTGCTTTGGGATTAAACGAAGTATTGACAGTTGGTAATACTTCGAATTTAGATATTCTTTTAGGCGGCACTTCTGCGATAACTGCCGATAGTGCTACCTTTGCGACTAATTTGAGTGTTGGCACCCAAGCAACATTAGCAAGTGCAGCAGTGAGCGATCTGACAGATAATCGGGTAGTGATCGCAGGAACTTCTGGTGAATTAGAAGACGATGCCAACTTCACTTTCGATGGAACTAATTTAAACTTAGTTGCAAATTTTGATGTCTCGGGTATATCCTCACTTGATTCTGTCACCGTAAGACAAGAACTTGTAGTATTAGGGAACCTCAGAGTCGAAGGTGGAACCACTACTGTCAACTCCACAGAACTTTCTGTTGATGATATTAATATCACGATTGCAGACGGTTCTACTCAAAAAGAAGATGCTGACGGAGGCGGTATAACACTTTCGTTAGGGTCGGATGGTGTAGCAACAATACAATACGATGCGGTTAGTGATGACTGGTCCTTTAACAAAGGCGTAAACATCGAACAAAATTTTGATGTTGATGGTATTACAACATTAGACTCAACTTCGATAGTTGGAGGATTTGATGTAACGGGAGAAACTACTCTCGATAAAACAACTATTGACGGTTTACTTGATGCTAATGCTGGCATCGAAGCTTCATCAGTTAAAGTAGAAGATTTAACCAGTGGTCGGGTGGTCATTGCTGGAACTAATGGTGAATTAGAAGACGATGCTGACTTAACGTTTAGTAATACCACATTAACTGCCACCAATATTAATGTCACAACGGATCTTGATGTTGGTGGTATTACAACATTAGACTCTACTACGATTGATGCAACTAACGCAGGGTTGGTTGTTACAGGACTAACCGCTCAAGGTACCGAATTTACTGTTGTCACTATTGCCGCAGACGGGACAGTAGGAACCCGCGAAGCATCTGCTTCTGCTTTCTCGGATCCAACTTTACAGAACGTTACCGATCAAGGTTATGTTACAACCAGACCAATAGTTGCGTTGGGATTCAGTGGCGACTCTGCTACATTAGGAACCGCCAAAGTATCTGATTTAACTGCGACTAGAATAGTTTTAGCAGGAACAGACGGTGAGTTAGAAGATAATGGCAGTCTAACTTATTCAAATGATAGACTTAATACAAATAGGGCAAACATCGGTGCCGGTGGATTAACGGTAGGCACGTCTAATTTATCAGATGCAGTATCAGATAATACTGTTATATTAGGTCTTACTGCACTTGATAGTGTAGTAGATAGAACTCTTGGTAATATACTAGACATTGCCACGTTACAATATGTAACAGATCACGGTGCTTCTACTACTAACAAATTGACTTTGACGGGTGGGTTAAAACTTTCCCCTGCTTTCAACGTAAACGACCAATTAACTTTATTAGGTTTGGTCGGAGATAGTGTAGTATCAACAGTAGTAGAAACAACTGCTCATACTGCATTAACATATTTTACATTAGATCAAGCAGCACTAACAGGATCCAACACTTTAAACCAACAAATAGATGTAACATCTGCGCTTGATTTAGATGGTGGTTTTACTGCCAGTCTTACAACAGACACTCCTGCGGTTCCTACCGGTGCATTCGATGTTATAAAGCTTGCTGATGTTGGCGGAACAGATAGTGCTTTTCGAGTTACGCTACAATCCGGTGCTGTCAAACCCGCAGAAGATTATACTTGGTCATTCGTTCTAAACAACAGTCCTCTTTCTGGTATTAATCAACCTTATTTTCAAAATGGTTTATTGATCGATAGAGACAATCTTCCAAGTACTACCAATTACTCTACTAGTTTAATTGTTCCTGTTTTTAATACAACAGGAACACTCGATAGTGTAGGTTACAGAACATTAGGCACTGCCGCAAATCTTGCACAAACTGATATCACTCTTGATTTTGTTACAGGTAACCAACAGGTTCTAATAGGATCTGAGAATTACGCATCGACAACCAATAATATTAAAATTGGTAAACTGATAGCAGGCGTCCCAGAGTTCACCGGAAGTGTATATGCACCGGTAGGTGACGGTAATGCGCTGTTCATAGGTCCACAGGACAGTGTTGGTTATAGAGATGTCGGCGCGTTCGCTTTCAGAGATCAAGTTACATTACAAGAAGTGACGAATTGGGGTGATAGCACAACTGCTGAAATCACTATGGATGCATTGAAGCTTGCGGGTAATACGATTACGATTCTTAATAATCTGCCAGCAATTTCAACTGACGATGCATTAATGTATGATTCGGTTAGTAATCAAGTAGGTTATAGAACCTTATCTGATGCTGCATTTTTAAATCCGACTTTACAAATTGTTACGGACGAAGGTGATTCGACAAGTTCTAAGATTGTCACAAGTGGTGGTTTAGTTTTACGCGGACCTGGTACTCCGATCATATCTAATCCGAACGCAACTGATCCAGAACAATCTAATTTCTTACAGATGTTAGTAATCAACACTGATACCGATAGCGTTAAACGTGGTAACATCAGTAACATTACTAACGTTGTAGTTAATAAAGATCTTAATGATGTTACAACATATGGTTCTAGTATTAGTCAAGACGGTATCGACTCTACAAGTATCGCAGTTAATTTTAAAGGGGATTTCTATCTCGGTGGACTCGGTGACTTAAACACGATTGATACTATTATAGGTATCGATACTACTACTGGACAACTATATCGAAGATCTGTGTCGAGTATTTCGGGTGAAGTTTCGTTACATGATGCGGTTAGTGTTGGTGACAAAACAAGTTCAGAAGCAGCATTTGGTGGAGTAAGACTTCGCTTAGGTGATGTAGCATTCTCAGATGGTCTTGGGTTTAGCGGAGACTATCCAGAGGTTCTCTCTGTTGTTGGTCCTGCTGCGGGAAGACAGACCAAACTTACAACTGACATTGCTGTCATTTCAGACTCTGCATATGTAAGTACTTTGTTACGTGCACAAGAAATTAGAACTTTTGATACACTTACAATAGATAAACCACCAACGCTTGGTGGACCTGCATTGTATATAAAAGACAATGGTCCTACTATCAATTTTAATCATTATAATACCAATCTTGAAGATTCGGCAATTTATCAATGGGGCGGTAATGGATCCAGATTCAGTTTAACTCACCAACAACCAGGTGTTAGCAATGCTCAATATGGTATTTGGTATGAAAGAAATAATCAGAGAATGGGGTTTGCTAATGATTGGACAGGTTTCCCAGCATTTCCTAACTTTACAGATAAATCAAGAGTTTTAATAGATTGGAGTGGTCCAGTAGGTGATTCCGCATTAAAACTACAACAGGGCATGGGTCTACAAGTTGACGGTATCACCACACTAGACTCAACTGCGATAGATGCTGGTTCATTTGGTAATGGATTAACGATACCGAACCTTGGCACTCAAACTACTAACACTGATGTTCTTACTATCAACGGTGATGTTGTAAGTAAGACTGCTTTCAGTGACATGTATGATGTTCCGAGTCTGCAATCAGTAACAGATGTTGGGTCAACGACTACCAACGATATTGAGATTAGTGATAATTATCTATCAGTAGTTAATACTGACGGTAGTTATGCTTTCAGAGCAAATGTCGGTGTCGATACATTCAAAGTAAATAACATAACTCCTGTAATATCGAAGACTGGTATTGTAGGAGATGATGCGACTAACGCTGCATTACAGATTCATCGTCACGGTGCTAATGCTCTTGGACCATATTTATTCTTGTCTAAAAACAGAGGGACAAATTTACTTAACCCTGCTATTGTCGTCAGCGGTGATAATTTAGGCACCATCGCCTTTGGTGGAAATGATGGAACTGTAGCATCAATACCAGGCGCAGAAATAAAGGTAATAGCTGAGGGAACACAAAGCGCGGGTGACATTGCTGCCACAATGAATTTTTATAATTACTCGTCTGGTGTTAAAACTCAGACGATGTCGGTTGCTCTGGATTCAGTCAGAGTAGACGGACAGTTCAGTGTTTTTCATGATACTGTTGGTGCGGATGTTCAGATTAATAAAACATCGCAAATACCCATTCAGATTCATAATAATAAGACTGCAGCGTGGAATGCTTCTGGTTGGAAATCTGTTATTGAAACGAAGATGTTTTCTACGGACACAACTATTCATAGACATTTTATCAATACATTAGATGCTTCGGGCGGTGCTGGTGATACAGTAACATATAATTCACAGTTGTTTGATATTAGCGGAACTATTCAATCATATTCTTTCCAAACCGAATCTACTTTTGGATTTGATATTGGTGGATTGAAAATGTCACTAGATGCTAACAAAATGCAATTACAAACCGGTGTTCAACTACAAGATGCCGCAGGAGCAAATCTGGTTATTTACGATTCAGCAGGGGATGTCCTCTGGGGTAACGTATAAATAAACGAAAAGGGTAGTTAAATGGCGTTACCAAATTCTAGACAAACTTTGATCGATCACTGCCTACGTAGGTTGGGCGATCCTGTAATCGAAATTAATGTCGATGAAGACCAGATACAAGACAAGGTCGATGACACTTTGCAGATGTATCAGGAATTTCATAGTGATGCAACATACAGAACTTATCTGAAACATTTGATTACTCAGGAAGATAAAGATAATGGATATATCCCAATATCTACTAACGTTCTTTATATCTCACAAATGTTTCCGATTAATCAAGTTGGAGGCACGTCATCTATCGGAATGTTTGATGTTAAGTATCAAATGATGTTGAATAGTATGGGTGATTTTTTGAACTTTGGTGGTGGAATGTCATACTACTATCAGTTCGAACAGTATCTAAGTTTTTTAGATCAACTGCTTCAAGGCACTCCGCAAACTACTTGGTCACGGCATCAAGATCGTTTGTATATTTGGGGTGAATGGTCTAACAAGGATCTTCAAGTAGGCGACTATGTCGTTGCAGAAATATATTCCATAGTAGACCCTACTGTTCATACAAGCATTTTTAATGACATGTTTGTAAAAAATTACCTTACTGCTTCTATCAAACAACAATGGGGTATTAACATGTCTAAGTTTGAGGGCATGCAATTACCAGGTGGGGTTACCGTTAACGGTAGACAGATATTTGAAGATGCTAATGCAGAATTAGAAAAACTAGAAGAGAAATTGAGAATCGAACAAGAGTTACCACCTGATTTTTTTGTAGGTTAACAAATGGCAACAAATAAATATTTTTCTCAGGGTGCCAGATCAGAGCAACTCTTGTATGAAGACTTGATTGTCGAGTCTTTAAAAATGTATGGGCAAGATGTCTATTACATGCCAAGAGATGCTGTCAATACCGACACTATTTTTGGTGACGAAACTTCTGCTATTTTCGATGACGCCTACAAGATTGAAATGTACATCGAAAATGTAGAAGGATTCGATGGCGAGGGCGACTTGTTTACGAAGTTCGGAGTAGAGATTCGTGACCAAGCAACCTTTGTAGTTGCTCGACGTAGATGGTTACAACAAGTAGCACCATACGAGCACGAAGAAGACACTAAACAATTTTTCAGACCAAGAGAAGGAGATCTTATTTTCCTTCCGTTGTCTGGTTCTATATTCGAAATACAAAAGGTGTTTGACGAAACTCCTTTCTATCAATTAAAAAATCTTCCAGTGTTTAGACTTTCATGTGAACTGTTCGAATTCAGTGGTGAAAATTTTGAAACTAATATTGCAGAAATAGATAATGTAGAAATTTTTGGTCACCAACATCAAATGACATTTGCCGAAGTTTTCACAACAGAGAATATGAATCTTCCGGGTGCTTTTGAAGTCGGTGAAAGAGTTCGACAAGTTCAAGGTGAAGGTCTTACTGCTTATTATGTTTTTGGTGACGTTGTTAGTTATGACGCTTCGGACCCAGATGCAATAGTGCTAAGTATAACTAACATGAGCACTTCGGATGGACTGTTTCATTCGTTTAGCACAGTCGCAAGTGTAATAGGTTTAGAAAGTAATGCAGTAGGTATTCCTGTTACTGTTATTGAGAAAGAAATGAGTCAGAATCAAAATGATGTTTTCGAAGATGTTGCTGATGGTATCCTTGATTTTTCAGAATCTAATCCGTTTGGGAACCCATAATGTTAGGTAATTGGTTTTATCACGAAAGAATTCGTAAAGCAGTTGCGGTATTCGGATCATTGTTCAATAACATATATGTCGTTCGCCATAATAGCGCGGGTGATGTTATTAACGAGACCAAAGTTCCTTTATCTTACGCACCTCGTCGAGATTTCATGGACAGAATTTCTGGCATGGAAATCGGTGAGCAACAAGAGCGACAGATTGCGATCAAACTTCCAAGGATGTCTTTTGAAATTTTAGCAATACAATATGATGCTGCTCGACAGTTATCTAAGGTAGGTGCAAGAACTATTGCGGGAACGTCCGACTCCACAAAGGCACGAAGGATGTACAATCCTGTTCCTTATAATTTACAATTTCAATTAAATGTATATGCTAGAAGTCAAGATGACGCGCTTCAAGTAGTCGAACAAATTATACCTTACTTTACTCCACAATATACTGTAACAGTAAAACCTCTTACCGGATACGATATCACAGAAGACACGCCTATTAAACTTGATGGTGTGGTAATGCAAGACGATTATGAAGGGGCAATCGAAACGCGAAGAACTATTATATACACGCTCGATTTTGAAATGAAAATTAACATGTATAAAGTCGTCGAATCGGCATCATCTATTATCAGAACAGTCGAAACAAGTCTCTTGGATTTCGATACCGGTGGTTTGCTTGCGTTCTGTAAAGTCGAGTCTAATATTTTGAGTGGAGATAGCGCAAGTCTTCCTTCTAATATATTAGAAGATGCGGGGCAGACTGCGACTAATACTATATCGTTAAAAAATACCCTCAATGATATACAAGGTTACTCAATAATAACCGCGCCAGAGTTTGGCACAGCAATTATAGACTCTGATGGAACGTGGACGTATACACCCAATCCAGATGCTTATGGACCAGACGCTTTTGTTGTTGGAGTAGATGTAGGGCAAAATGTAATAGAAAATATTAACATTGCTATCAATGGTCCGGTTAATGCTGGGGTTGATGATGCAGTAGACGATTCGTTCACACTGAATTACTCTGGCGCAGAAACCTTGACAATGAATGTTGCAAGCAACGATTTGTTTGAAACTGTAGGTGATATCACCCATACGGTGCAGTCACAACCCGCACAGGGAACAGTTACTATTATCGACTCTCTTGCAGGGACTTTTTTATACACTCCACCAGCAGCACCCTTCGGCGGTACTGTTACTTGGCAGTATAGAGCAATCCCAGACGGTGCAGAAAACTCAGCAGAAGTGGGCGATGTTACAATAGTCGTTACAGACACTAGTAATATAGATGACGACTTTGCTAACGTAGTATTCTTAGTCAATGCTGTTGATGGTGAGAGTAGTCCTACAACATACGCAAGTGATGTTTCTACTTTTAATAATTCACTAGTCACAGTTAATGGTGTCCAAGCGGAAGCGGGATTGACTACATTATTCCAAGCAAAGTCAATGGAAGGAAATGGCACTAATGGCAGAATTGAAAGTACGTTCACAGGCACAGGCGGAGTATTAGGTGCTGGTGATTTCACCATGGAAGGGTGGTTTTACACGTTACAGTCAGGTAACTACGAGATGGCATCTACCCATTCAAATGAAGGGGTGAATGACGGTTTAGGGTTACAACAAATCGCAGTTACTCACGAAGTAAGAGTGATTAGAGGATTTAGTAATTTTGATACTTCTGGGACTCCATTAAATCTTAACGCATGGAATCACGTAGCAGTAACACGAGAAGGCACTGACCTAAGAATTTTTGTCAACGGTGTTCTGGGACGTACTGTAACGAACGATACTCAAAATTATAGTTCAAACTTTTTGCAGATAATGGATGCATCCCGTAATGGGTCAGGCAGTGCCTGGGAAGGATTCATCGAAGATTTCAGAATCACAAAAGGTGTCGCACGATATACTGCGAACTTCTCTGTTCCAACACAAGCATTTCCGACGAGCTAAATATAAACTATGGCACACGATAATTTCATAGACAAGAAAAGACGAAGAATCAATCTGCGTGATGTGCATATTGAAAACGTTTTGCCTGAACATTTTGGTTCGTCATACCCAAAGTTTATCAATCTTTTAGAAAGATATTACGAATGGCAAAACCAATATGACGCAACTGAGTTGTTGAATCATTTATTTGCTGCGCGTGATATTACCGAAACAGACCTGACGCTTCTTAACTTTATCGAAGATGAGTTGTTGTTAGGTGGAAGTTACTTCGAAGGGTCTGGTGACAAACGGGCAGCAGCAAACTTTTCTAGTGTGTTGTTTCGTGCAAAGGGTTCTAAATATTCTATCGAATGGTTTTTCAGATCTTTCTTTAACCTTGATCCAGAAGTAATCTATACCAAAGAAAACGTTTTTCTTATTGCCGATGAAAACAATCCTTCGTCGTTGATATCTAAAATTGGTCCATCGTCATTAAGATATATCACTAATGATAAACTCTATCAGACGTTTGCTATTCTTGTTCGTGCTGGAATTCCAGTAAACGAATGGAAAAAATTATTTAAATTATTTGTTCATCCTGCCGGTATGTATTTGGGTGGAGAGGTGTTGTTAGAAAGTGTTGCTGATTTGAACCTGACCTCGCAGGGTTCTGGCGAAACTACTACATTAGAATCACCAGTTATAACTCTCGCGCCATCACATGAACCTGTGCCAGAAGGTATTACTGTTACTTACACCGTAGGTGCAGGAACCTCGTTGAATGGAGCAGGAGCAACCGAACAAACCTACCTATATCCCGGAACATATAAATGGTACTTAGAACATGTATCGACGGTAGATGATGACTTTGTTGTGGTACCTCCACAGATAGAGACACATACTCCTTCCATTGAAGCATCAAGTTTTGCTACCAAAGGAGATCGAATACTGTCAATCAATTCTGATCCGACTGGTTGGGAAGGATTTGATATCACAGGTCCAGGGATTTTTCGTGGTACTAGTATCGTATCTGTTGTAGGCGGTGGTACAAACACTATTCAATTGTCTGATGGTATTACTTCTGATCTTCCTGCATTGACAGCGTTTACAGTTACAGGAGGTTGGGAAGATTTAGAAGTAACCGTTAAAACTGAATTGGGTTCGACTCCTCCTGCTGATGTTCCTGGTAAAGTTTACGACACCCCTACTTCTGGATCGCTTTCGTTTCAAATAGCAAACGATTTCTTTTTAGCAGCAGAAGGTTTAGAAACATATAGGATTCATATACTGGATTGGTGTAATGCTCCTGTAAGAAATGAAGTACTTGATAACTTATATGGTATTGCAGATGTTCATTACATCGTATCTACTACGGAAGTCAACGAAGTTGGTTCTGTTGGTACTTCAATTAACATAACAGGAACTAATTTACCAGATGGAACCATTTATTACTATCTAACAGACGAAAATACTAGCAGCGGAATAAATCAGGTCGCAGATGCTAATTTGACTGCAAATCCAAACGACTGGGATGCTGCACAACCCAATGCCTTTGGATTTAATAACAGACAACCTATTGTAGTATCATCAAATGCTGCAAGTTTTACAGTATATCCTAAAAAAGATTATATAACAGAAGGGGATCAAACTTTTCGTGTTTTCTTAGTAGGACCAGCATCTTACAGTGATTATCATAACGATGCGAATACAGTTGAACTTCTTGCATACTTACAACCTCCTGCTACTGGTTTAGACAATTTAACACCAACACAAGAAGAATCAGTTCAGCAAGGACAGTTGATTACAATTAAGGACACTTCGGTTTATCCACAGTATGCTGTTTCTCAAAATAATATTACTGAGGGCGGTTCTATTGTTCCGACAATCACTGTAACAAACGAACACAATCCAAACGGTGATTATTTTTACAATCAAAGCACAGAAACACTTACCTCTGATGGAGTGCTTTGGGAAATCCTTGATGACTTGGATGGAAGAATTACAACTACCAGCGGAAGAATTGCTTTTAATGCAGCATCGCAAACACCAACATTATCTGCAACCACAGTAGATGGGTATTATAGAGGAACACAAACTTCAACGATTAGAATTACAAACCACGATGTTCCTGCTCAAATATCTACGAATACTTTTAACATGGTTGATGCTGCTCCTAGTGCTGCTGTAATCACCGGACCTACTGCTATATCAGAAGGAGCATCTGGTTCGTGGACATTTACTCGAAAGAATACTGCGCCCGGAACAACTTATTATTGGTGGGTTACTGGGGCAGAAGACGCAGATTTTTCTTCTGTTCCAAGGACAGGTTCACGATCAACCTTGACAGTAGGCACAACTGCTGCTAGTATTACTGCTGGCGGCGATACCATGATCATGACATCCACCATGGATCTTACTGCTGTCTTAGATCAACTTCCTCCGGAAGGCACACAAGCATTCACTGTGAATGTTTCCGATACTGTTGGCGGTGCCGCGATAGCAACCTTCGACTCTTCGATTACTGATGTTGTTCCTGTATATGAAGTTTTAACCTCGGCAGGATCATACACAGAAGGTAGCACTGTTGTTATTGGTTTGAATGTTACTAACTCTGTTGGAGAAAATGTAGACTACGCAATTGAAGATGATGGCACTGGAAGATACAGTGTTGCTGGAGGAACTTTCGTCTGGAACGGATCAAGTTATGCAAATCTAAATCTTCCTACAACTGTTCTTGCAACGGAAGAGGAGACTCAGACTATCACCATTACGGTTACAGGTCAGAGCACAGGAATACAAGATACAGTTGAATTCGATTTGACAGACCTTGTTCCAACATATGGATTGACTATTGCCTCACCTGTAACGGAAGGCAATGACATAACACTAGATTTGAGTGTAACCAATTCTGTTGGCGAAACCGTTAGTTGGGCATTGACCGGAGATACTCAAGGACGTGCTAGTGCTTCGAGTGGTGACTTTACCGCACCGACTTATGATGACGTTGTTGTCGGTACAACAGAAAACACAGGGTTTGTTGGTCCCGAAGTTTGGACGTTCACCGTTACTGGTGATGACAGTGGTCAAACAGCACAACAAACAGTTACCGTCAATGAAGCAGGAATAGTAAGAACTAATGTAATCGACATGGTTGCTACAACCGTAACAGAAGGCGATGGTTACAGTTTCACTGTCACTCAAACATTACAGAACACCGCCACTTATGCGGATTTTGCATATGAGATTACTGGTGATACACGTGCTAATGTTGGATCGACTACTATTACTGCTGCTACATTTGCATCTAATAGCGGTGTGGTTACAATCAGTCCTACCACGACTTCTAGTGATGTTTATGAAGGTCCACAGACGATTACAATTTCTGGAACTGGAACAAGTGATACGTTTAGTCTTGTAGATGCTGCAACTGTTTACAATGCTGGATCGTTCAATGTATCAAGTATTGCAGAACAAGGCGGTGTTGCTAGGTTCACCCTTTCGGGCACCAATATTCCAAACGGTACTCTTGTTCCATATACAATTACAGGTGTTCAAGCAGCAGATATTGATGTAGCATTGACTGGAAACATTACAATGGGTGGCAGTAACAGTGGATTTATTGATGTCACTGCTGTCTATGATAATGTTGCGATTGAAAACGAAACTCTAACTTTGACTGCGGGTGGTCAATCCGATACGGTTGATATTACTGATGCTGTTCCTACTGTTACTTACACTGCGTCAACCAATACGCCGGTAACAGAAGGTTTCCCAATAGAATATACTATTGTAGCAACGGAAGTAAACGGTGGTTCGTATGAAGATGTTACGGTTACAATTACGGGCACTGCTTCGAACAGGGTCACCGCTGGTAATTTTGCAATCACCGCAGCAGAATTTACTTCGGGTAGCGGTACGGTAACAAAGAATTACAGTGTAATAAGCGATCCTGTATATCAAGGGGACGAAAATGTCACCATCGATGCGGTTGGTGATACTTACGGTAATTCAGCACCACAACAAACTGTGACTATTACAGATCAGGCAGCAGCAATCAATAGTGTTTCTGGTCCTACTGAGATTAATGATGGAGGAGCAACGACTTTGGTTGATCTTGGCGCACAAGTAAATGCTGCTGCGCAATCCGGACCTGCACCTGGACCGGACAAAGCAGAAGTTACATTTAGTTGGAACTCTCTATCAGACGGTGATTTCAGATTCACTGATACAAGCACCGGTTTCGGTAGTAGCAACCTTCCGATCACCAGAACATGGTTGCTTGCAGGATCGTCAAGCGATTACGATATCAGATTCGATCTCGACGGTTCATCATCGGCATTATTTTCAGGCACCACCGGATCATGGTTAGACGCAAGCGGTAGTCATGTTTGGGTCTCGCGGGACGAATCACTTACGCAAGCAAATGGCAATGTGTTCGGCACTCTTAGTATAAGAGATGGCACAACACTAGATCTTTTAGATGCCATAACTGTCACTATGACAGCAACTTATGAACAGTAATAGATAAGATACTATGGCTAATCCAACATATCAATTTAGTGTGCTTCATTCAAATATGCCCAATGCATCTACGCTGTATTGGAGAATTGTTAATGGCACCGGCGGAAATATAGCAGTAGATTTTCCGAGCAGAGACAGCGGAACTGAAACCACGGACGGTACTAGAAATTCTAGTATAGAATTAGAAGTGGAAGAAAATGCTACCAGCGGAACAAGGGGATATGTTTTAGAAGTAGCAACCAATGCTAGTTATATCGGAAAACAAACTCATTCTTTTAATGTAATAGATGGCACAGTTATTCCTGCAAATGCTCCGACTGTTACGCCCAGTACTACGACACCCACAGAAGGCAATACTGTTACCTTTACATTCGGTGAAGCAGCAGGGTCTGCCGCACAAACATATTACTTCAATATCACTCATGGCACCACGTCTAATGCTGACTTTACTGCTGATCCTCCTGGTAATGGTGCGACTGCAAGAACTACTGTTACATGGAATGGAACATCATTCTCTCCTGCCACTGTTGATGTGACACTTGCGGGAGCAGGAGGCGCAGACGGTGTAGATGATGGTGAACAATTTACTGGTAAATTGTTTGATGCTGTGACTGGCGGAACTGAAGTAGCAACCACTGCAACGATTACTGTGGCAGATGATCCTACAGCACTCACATTCGCATTCGATCCTACATTAGTTAGACATAGAAGGTTTACTAACAATCCGTTCCTTGGGTGTACCACAACTTCTCAAATAGATTTCTTAAGAAATGGTTCGACTGCTATACAGAGTACTGGATTTGGGACTGAAAACGTGGAGACCATTACTCCTGCTCTTGATACAGGAAATAACTGGTCTAGCACTCAAAATTCTATTTTTGGAGATAGTTATCAAATTTTGTTCCAAGTTTATGAGAATTCTGGTTTAACGATATTAACAAGCTCTACAAGAGGTTCTGTGGCAGGTGACGCTTATGAAGTTCTAAAAGGAGGTGTAGCAACTTCTTGGACACAATCCACAGCAAATACGTGGATTCAATTGAGTGATATCGTTAGACTACAAGCAACCAGAGCCGAAGGTGGAACGGGCGATGGTTCTGGTGCTGGTTCCTCTGCGATCACAAACTACGTTAAATATACTATCAAACAATACTCGGGGGTTCTGGGAACCGGAACAACTGTCCTGACTGGAAATTTTGAACATAAAGTAGAAGCATCGGATGGTCCATCATAATGAAAAACCACGATAAAGATAAAAAAACACCCGAAGAAAAAGTAGAGTATGACTACGATTACTCTCGCGCTACATACTATGAACTTATAGAGAAGGGTAAAGAGTCTCTTGATCTTATGATCGAAGTTGCTCGTGAATCAGAACACCCTCGTGCGTTTGAAGTGTTATCAGGTATGGTCAAAAACATATCTGATGTCAACGATAGACTGATGGATCTGAATAAGAAACAAAAAGAAATGTTAGAACCAAGCAAGAATCAAGCAAAGCAGATCACCAATAACAATGTATTTCTCGGTAGCACAACAGACTTACAAAGGTTGCTACATAAAGTAGAAGATGAAAAGGTGATAGAAATTGACTCAAGCAATTCGAATGCAGAATGAAACATATCAATATAACTCACTAGTAAAAAGAGATGGTGTAGTTCAGGAGTGGACCACAGAGGAGGTCCAAGAATATGCAAAGTGTATGGCAAGTCCTTCGTATTTTGCGGAAACATATGTCAAAATTATATCACTCGATAAAGGTCTCGTTCCGTTCGATCTTTACCCCTATCAAGAAAAGATGTTCGAGCATTTTAATAGCAATCGTTTTACTATTATTCTTGCTTGTAGACAGAGTGGCAAATCTATTTCGTCTGTCGCCTACTTACTCTGGTATGCAATCTTCAATCCCGAAAAAACAATCGCAGTCCTCGCAAACAAAGGTTCCACTTCGAGAGAGATGCTTGGACGTGTTACTCTCATGTTGGAGAACCTTCCTTTCTTTTTGCAGCCCGGTTGCAAATCTCTTAACAAAGGGTCTATTGAATTTTCTAATAATTCTAGGATTGTTGCTGCTTCTACCAGCGGGTCTTCTATTCGTGGTATGTCTGTTAATTTGCTCTATCTCGATGAGTTTGCTTTTGTTGAGCGAGCAGGTGAATTCTATACTTCCACCTATCCGGTTATCTCTTCCGGTAAAGACACGAAGGTTATTATCACGTCTACGGCAAACGGTATCGGAAACATTTTCCACAAAATCTGGGAAGGAGCAGAGCAAGGAACGAACGAGTTTAAATCCTTTCGAGTAGATTGGTGGGACGTTCCAAGTCGAGACGAAGCATGGAAACAAATGACAATTGCCAACACTTCGCAATTGCAATTCGATCAAGAATTTGGTAATACTTTTTTCGGAACAGGGGACACCCTAATAAACGCAGAGACACTTTTGTCGTTAAGATCAAAAGCGCCCCTGCGGGTACTAGAGGGTGGTCTTATGTTAGTTTACGATGAAACTCGGCCGAGTCACGAGTACATCATGACCGTTGATGTCTCGAAAGGAAGAGGACAGGACTATTCTACGTTCACTGTTATTGACATAACGACCAGACCCTTTAAACAGGTTGCTGTGTACCGGAACAACACTATCTCTCCAATACTCTTCCCTAATATTATATATAAGTACGCGACTGTTTACAATGATGCATATGTGGTAATTGAAGCAAATGATCAGGGTGCAGTAGTCTGTAATGGTTTATACTACGACATCGAATATGAAAATGTACACGTATCATCAACAATAAAATCATCTCATATAGGTGTTGAGATGAACCGAAGAACTAAACGTCTCGGTTGTTCTGGTATCAAAGATCTCATGGAGTCTCGAAAATTAGAGATAGTAGATGAGCAAACCATCATGGAAATTTCTACCTTTGTTCTGAAAGGTCAGTCCTATGAGGCAAGCGAAGGTAACCATGACGATCTTATGATGAACTTGGTCATGATGGGGTACTTTATACATACGGAATTCTTCCATAACTTGACAGACATTAATCTTAAAGATTTAATGTATCAGGAACGTATGAAGCAAATTGAAGCAGACGTGGTACCTTTTGGTTTTATAGATGATGGCAGCGATGTTATCGACGAAATAGAATCTCGTGAAGACTGGGAAAGAAAACAATGGCAAGTGTGGTCAGAAGTAGACACTTTGGAATATTGGTAAATCTCAATTGTTATAAATAAAAGCATTGAGATTAATACCGCATTATGTTTTCTTATCATAGGTAAACGAAAAAAAGGACACGATTATGGCAAATCAATTCGCGTCTCCAAACATAACCGTAAAGGAAATCGATCTTAGTGGCGTAGTGCCAGCAGTCGATACCTCTACTGGAGCGTTTGTGGGAGACTTTAATTGGGGACCAGTTGAACAACCGATTTTAATTAGTAACGAAGCAGGATTAGTAGAAGCGTTTGGTTCGCCCTCATTAATTAAAGATAGTAGTGCTGTTGATTTTTTATCAGCATCTTACTTCCTTAAATATGCAAGCACACTTTACGTAACTCGAACAGTAAACACAAATGCCGTGAACGCATCACATGCTGGATCAGCTACATTAATTAAAAACGATGTTGATTGGGACTTCAAAAAATCAGGGTTATTAACACAAGAAATTTTAGCAAAATATCCAGGTGCCGCAGGTAATAGCATAGCAGTAAAACTTTGCCCTGCAAGCACTACCGATACTGCTTTTGCTTCATGGGATTCTGCATATCAAGATCAATTTGATACTGCTCCCGGATCTTCTTCTTATGTGAAAAATGCTTCTGGTCTTACTAATCCACTAGATGAAGTTCATGCTTTGGTCATAGACTCTGACGGTGTATTTTCTGGTGTTCCAGGAACTGTCCTTGAATCATTTGCTTATCTTTCTTTAGCAGGAGACGCTAAAACTCCTGATGGTACAGACAATTTCATAATTAATGTATTAAACAACAAATCTAACTTTGTAAGAGCATCTGATATTACTGATTACACCGATGTTGGTGTTTTATCAGCATCTTTTGCTAGTGCAGGAGGCAATGCGGTTGCTAGTCTGGCACTTTCCGGAGGGGTACAATCACCCGCGTTAGACACTGGCGATTATCAAACTGGTTTCGATACATTTAATGATCCAGAAAACATTACGGTAGACTTCCTCATCGCACCTTCTATGGTTAGTGATGCAGACCATAAAACTGTTGTCGATTATATGGTAGGTATTGCTGCTTCAACGAGAAAAGATTGTGTGGTGGTAACTTCTCCAAGCAGAGACGCTGTTCTTAATCAAGCAAACGCAACAGATATTACGAATGCAATTCTTGCTAGTACTTTAAATTATGCTCCATCTTCATATCTAATCTGCGATAATAACTTTCTGAAAGTATACGATAAGTATAACGATCAGTATTTAATGATTCCTGCTGCAAGTTCTACTGCTGGTTTGATGGCATTGACAGATCAAGTATCTGCTCCATGGTTCTCACCCGCAGGACAACGAAGAGGACAATACTTTGGTGTTACTTCTCTTGCGTGGAATGCAGATAGAAGCAAGCGCGATCTTTTATACAAGAAAGGGATTAATCCAATTGTTAATCTGCCAGGACAGGGCATTCTATTATACGGCGACAAGACCAAAGAGTCAAGACCTTCGGCGTTTGACAGAATCAATGTTCGTAGGTTGTTCCTTGTAATTGAAAGAGCAATCAAAGCAGCATCATCAAATGTTCTGTTTGAGTTCAACGACGAGTTTACTCGATCAGAGTTTGTAGGTATTGTAGAACCTTTCTTACGAGAGATTCAAGGGCGAAGAGGGATTACAGATTTCCGAGTAGTTTGTGACGAAACAAACAACACGGCAAACGTAATCGATAGCAACCGTTTTGTGGCAAGTATCTTTGTCAAACCCGCACGTTCGATCAACTTTATCACGCTTAATTTCGTGGCAGTTAGATCAGGTGTTGAGTTTGAAGAAGTTACTGGCACAGTATAAGGAGAGTCTAGATGGCAATTTTAGGAGTCGATGACTTTAAGTCAAAACTAACCGGTGGTGGTGCACGTGCTAATCTTTTTAAGGTTACACTGAACTTTCCGGGATATGCTGGGGGAGATGTCGAACTGACATCTTTCCTTTGCAGAACTGCACAATTACCTGCTTCTACTACGGGTGTAATTGAAGTTCCATTTCGTGGAAGAATACTCAAGATGGCAGGAGACAGAACTTTTGAAAACTGGACTGTTACCATCATGAATGATACAGGATTTGTATCACGAGATTCTTTCGAACGATGGATAAATGGTATTAACTCGCATTCTGCTAATACAGGTCTTGTTAATCCCGCAGACTATCAAGCGGATCTTATTGTAGAACAACTTGATAGAGACGAATCTGTGTTGAAAAAATACACTTTTCGTGGATGCTTCCCCATCAGTGTAGGTGCTATTGCTTTGGATTACGACCAAGCAACTACTATTGAGCAGTTCGACGTTGAATTCGCAGTTCAATACTGGGAGTCAAATACAACTAGTTAATAGCGTTATAGATATAGGGAGTCTTTAAGGCTCCCTTTGTTTAATTTCCTATGAGGATCACATGTCGGACGATACTTTATTTAAACTTTTTGGTTTTGAAATCAAAAAATCGGGTAAGGGTGTTGCTAAAACACCTGACCTTAAATCTGTGGTTCCTCCTACTGACAATGATGGAGCAGGATATGTAACATCATCTGCTGGTTATTTTGGTCAGTATGTTAACATCGATGGAGATAATGCCAAAGATGTGCACCAATTAATTATGCGATATCGAGGAGTTTCACAGAACTCAGAAGTAGATATGGCAGTTGAAGAAATTGTAAACGAAAGCATCACCTCATCAGAGTTAGAAATGAACGTCCAAATTAATCTGGACGATATAGATGCAACAACTAAAATTAAAAAAACTATGACAGAAGAGTTTAAGCAGATTCTGAACATGCTAAACTTTACAGATTTAGGTCATGATATTTTTCGCTCGTGGTATATTGATGGTAGGATATTTTATCATCTTCTTATCGACGAAGCAAACCCAAAGCAAGGTGTTAAAGAAATTAGAAACATCGATGCTGCCAAAATTCGAAAAGTTAAAAATATTTCTACTAAGAAAGACCCCAAGACTGGGGTAAAAATTATTGACAACGTGGACGAGTTTTATATCTACGAAGAAAAACCCGGCATAAATCAACAAGCTGGTGCAGTAAAATTCTCTACCGATTCTATTACCTATGTAACGTCTGGTCTTTTAGACGAAACAAAAAAGAAAGTTGTGTCCCACTTACATAAGGCACTTAAACCTATTAATCAATTACGAATGATGGAAGACTCGTTAGTCATCTATCGTCTTGCTCGTGCGCCAGAACGTAGAATTTTCTATATCGACGTAGGTAACTTACCTCGCGGTAAGGCAGAGCAGTACATGAAAGACATCATGGCAAAGTATCGTAACAAATTAGTCTACGATGCAAACACCGGCGAACTCAAAGATGATCGTAAACATATGTCTATGCTCGAAGACTTTTGGTTGCCAAGACGAGAAGGTGGACGAGGAACCGAAATCTCAACACTTCCTGGGGGAGATAACTTAGGTCAGATTGATGATATACTTTATTTCCAAAAAAGATTATACCGTTCATTAAACGTTCCTGCCCAGAGGTTAGAACAAGAAAACAATTTTTCTCTTGGTCGATCAAATGAAATTACTAGGGATGAGATTAAATTCCAAAAATTTATCGACAGACTTCGCAGAAAATTCTCACACATTTTCCTAAATATCCTCAAAAAACAATTGATTCTTAAAGGTGTTATTACTGAGCAAGATTGGGATCAATGGAAAGGTGACATTCAAGTAGATTTTATTAAAGACAATCATTATGTCGAATTAAAAGAATCCGAAATAATGCGTGAGCGTTTAGGTCTTATGAGTGAGGCAACTCAATTTGCGGGTGAGTATATATCTAAAGAATGGATATGGAAAAATGTTCTTAGAATGGACGACGATGAAATAAAAGAAGTTCAGAAACAAATGGAAGGCGAAGATAATGAGGGCGGCATGGATGCAGAAGAACCTGCTGCTGCTGCTGATGGTCCTCCTGAGGCACCAGCGGCACCAGAATCGCCACAGGCAGCGCCTATTAACATTAACGTTAATGGCGGTGAGGTAGAAAAGAAAAAAACTGACAAGAAAGAAACCTATATCCCGTCACAAGAAGATGAACTTCTCGAAAACATGACTCGGTTTATGAGCAAATTGAATGAGCAAGATTAGTCCTGTTGTAACTACCGCATTTGGTATAGCACATACGGAAAAGCGGATAGGACAATTAGAAGAAAAATGGTTTGACATCATAAATGAAGTCGAAACTATACGTGGTCCTGCGGGTCTAGACGGAAAGCAGGGTCCGAAAGGAGATAAAGGTGTCAAAGGAGATCGAGGAGATACCGGCGAACAAGGAATTGCCGGTGCTGACGGAACATCAGGACGTGATGGCATTGATGGCAAAGACGGTGAGAGAGGTGAAAAGGGAGAGACTGGAGAACAGGGATTACAAGGTCTTCAAGGACTCAAAGGCGATAAGGGCGATATCGGACCTATGGGTGAAACTGGTCTGCAAGGTGAAAGGGGACTAACAGGTGATACAGGAAAGACCGGAGCCAAAGGAGACACTGGAAAAACTGGTGAGCGGGGCAAAGATGGCGCTCAAGGCGATGCTGGTCCAAAGGGAGACGTGGGGTTACAAGGCGTCCAAGGAATACAGGGTCTCAAAGGAGACAAAGGAGATACTGGACTTCGTGGAGAAAAGGGCGAACGAGGAGAAACTGGACCTCAAGGAATCCAAGGCGAAGCAGGACCAGACTACAAAGAAAAGTTTGAAGAAGCACTAAAACAATTCAACGAACAGTTGGTTGAGAATAGAGATACAGTCAACTCAAACTTAGAAAAACAGATTCAACAGATCAACCGTTCACTCAGTACATTGGGTGGTGGTGGTTCATATAAGATACTAGACAATGCAGATGTTGACAAAACACGTTTGTCTAGTATCGTTGGTGATAGTATTCTAATCTATAACCCAACAAAAAAGAAATTTGTGGTTGAGTCTTTTCAATCGATTATTGATAGACTTGAAATTACAGTAGGAGCAGCATTGGAAGTGCAATACGATAAACTAGTAGATGAAGTGCCAGCAGACAACTACACCTATGTAGGTGAAGCAGTTCCCGGCACTACTAAGAGTCAGGCGCTCTGGCGTATCAAGAGGGTGTTTGAAGCAACCGATGACTGTGATTTAGAAATCTTATGGGCAAACGGCACAGCAGATTTTGATAAAACTTGGAATGATCGTGCAACATATACTTACAACGCGGATTAATTCTTATAAATAATAGCGTTACTAACTTGCTTTATGTATACAGCGATTTTTAAAGACTAAAAAAAGGAAAATGATATGGCGATCATTAACGATCCCGATCAGTTAAGTCAGGGTTTAGAAACTGCCGTTGCAGATATGCGATTCTCCGGTCAAACCGGAGCGCAAGTCACGATTACATCAGCAGGTACTTCTCTTCCGACCATTACTGCGGGAGATTATTTCGAAATTCGTGGGGCAATTAACCCCGAAAACAATGGACTCTATTTAGAAGACGGCGGGTCGCCTACTACGGGATCTGTCACTGCTTCTAAAGTAGGCGGTTCTGCTGCTGATCCTCAAAACTCTGCGGTAGATAACACTGGCGCTAGTGCGCTTCATGACGATGGAACCGTAACAGAAGAAAAATCAGTATTCTTTGACACTATTAAACGTGAGATCTGGTTAATCCCAGGTCAAGGTAGTTTAACAGGCGGTGTCAATGCTACGGATACTGGTGTTATTCTCCAGTTCTTATACTCATTTGCAAAAGAAGAATGGAAAAACGACAACACTCTTATCGTGCACCCATTCCCTTTCACTGCTATTACACCAGAACAGTTCGAATTAAGTTCTGGGTGGACATTCCACCGTGGAGCAGTTGGTAAAGGCACCACGTATGAGGCAACTCAGTTAATCCGTACTGGTGGTTTCCGAGAAGTTGCAGTAAACGGAACTCTTAACGACGAATTTGCTTCTATCGTATCTTTGGGTACGTTTGAAGACGCTACGAATGACAAAGCATACTTCCAGCAGGGTGACGATATTACTGACACCACTGCCCCAACAGACTTCTCATTCTTTGGTCCCGTTAACGAAGTTGTTACTACTTACAGTTACAAAACTTCATTGGGCGACATTGCTATTGCAGGAAATGGTAGTGCTAACACTATTACCTCAAGCGGTGCTGGTGTTGTTAACTTCAAAACACTAGGTTTCAAAGAAGGTGGTCAGATTACAGTTGTAACATCTGATACTGCTGGTGACTTAACTGCTGCTGTCGGTGGAACATACACCATTGACACCATTACGACTGTTTCTACGACGAATGATACAATAACGTTGACTAATGGTTTGCTTGCGAATGATGCGACCAATACCACGTTTACTGCGGCAGTGAATAACAGAAACATTCTGAACATCTTCTTGCGTGAACCAGAAAATGGTGGTGATACAAACGGTAAGACATTCGGGTTTTCTGATCTTGCGGCAATTGGTGCTGATGCATCGGGTCTTGACAACAAAGTATTCCGATTCCCCCTTACCAACGCAACCGATCTTAAAATTAGTGAAGAAGATGCAACGATTGCAGTAACCTCTCCATGGACTGAGGTTAAAATCCGTTACTTCAACACTAATGCATTTACCCGAGAAGTAGATGTCGAGGGTGGTAGCCCACGAAGTTTTGGTGTTGTAATTGACGTAGGTACGGTTTCTGGTGTTGATGGTGTAACAAACGGAACAACCACTTTCACTAGTGCTGACTCTCCATGGGCAACTGATGCTACCTTTGTAGGTGGAACATTAACAATTCATGAGGGTAATGCAAAAGCCAGTTATGGTATTGTCAGCGTTACTGATGCAAACACTATCGTGCTTGACGCAACAGCAACAGCAGATACTGGTGCTTCCTTTACATTGCAGAGAGCAACGCCCGTTGTTGCAACGACTCAAGAGATTTTTGAATCTGTTCAGTATCAATTGCGACAAAATTCTGATATTAACGCAACAAGCGTTGCTGCTGATGCGGTCACAGGTTCGCTCGCAACAGAACTTCTGTTCTTTACGGGTGACAATTTAAGATCTGGTTCAGAATCTGGCGCTTCTGAAAACCCTGTTACCAGTTCTGCTGGTAATGGTGTAATCATTGAAGGATTCAAACCAGAAGATCTCAACATTTTAACTTTCGTTGATAACGGAGGGGAAGCTAGAGCATTCCCGTTCGTAACGTCAATCATACTTTCATTTAACGATAACTTGTTTAGTTCAGGTGGCGTTAATGACGGTAAGGTTTGGTTGTTCTTCCAATACACCAAACAGTTCAACGTGACTAATACTGTGACGATTGGAAACCCTAGTGCTGGTGCCGCACAGTTTACCACTACCAGTGGTGCTGTAAACTTCCCAAGTACAAGTCTTGTTGTTGATGACTATTTGGATATTCAAGGGTTTCCAACAGCATCAAACAATGGATTGTGGAGAGTAGAATCAATTGCAACTGCAACGGATTTCACACTCTTCAAGGTTGATGGTGCCACGATTGTTCCTGAAGCTTCTGGTATAGGTAATTGTATTATGCGTGAGAACCCCATCAACTCACCACAAACAATTGTGGTGCAGGATGATACTGGTGCTGATATTGCAGTAGATATTAATGCCGCAACAATCACCAAGGGTTTTGCATATACGACAAACGTGCAGGGCGGTAGAACCCAAGCAGGTTCGACCAATTCTGGTGGTAATGTAGGCACTGGTGATAACGTGTATGACGCAGTAGTGGTTGCAAGAGCAATTGGTCTTGAAGAAGGACAGTTTGTAGAATCTGCTCCTACAAATATACCGAAGTCTACTGCTCCGATTACAATCAGTCTCGTTGCTGCTAAGGAAAGAAACTACTCTGATCCTGTATAATTTTACATAACTGGAATATAATATGACTTTATTAAGTAAGAAAGATGCTGCTGATGTTCTCAGCATGAGTGAAGATGAATTGATGTTTGCAGTGCAACTAAACAAGATCCAAGCGGGGGTTGATGATGACACCCTCGCTTGGACTTTTGTGCTTGAAGATGTTTTAAAATTGAAACAACAAATCGAAGATCAAGAAGCGCTAGACAAACAAGAAGATGCATAACAAAAAATGGCAGGAACATACTCAACAAATCTGACCACATTCCTCGAAGGTCTCTCCTCTGAGACTTGGAGCGAACCCGCAAACAATACCGGCTACAATGATATGCGAGCGGCAACCACGGAAGGTGATACCGACGATTTCATTCAAGGTGCTGAGTGTACTTCTGGTCAACCAGGTCCTGCAAACGGCGCGGGTGTAAGTGCCTTACTTGGTGTCGGCACCGCATTAACTGTTCCTACAGATGGTGCTATTTTAACGTGGATTAAATACGATGCATCGGTTGGTCTAAACGCCAACAACGGTGTTAGAATGTGTATTGGAACCGGAACTAGTAACTTCTATGCATACTATCATTTTGGACAAGAGAACTATACTTACGGTGGTTGGAAAAATCTTGCCCAAAGCAACCATGACCAACTTGCTAACGTCACTCTAACAAATCCTGTCATTAATGAAGATGAAATTCCAAACGGCACCCCTGCTAATGAAAACTATACTCATGTAGGATGGGCGGCGGCAACTACAACAACACCAGGTAAAGGTCAGGGTTACAAGGTAGATGTTATTCGTTACGGAAGGTGTGATATTGAAGTCACTGGTGGAACCAACACCGCAGTAGATAATACCGCATCTGGTGCACTTTCTAGTTCTGCCGCCAACTTTGCACAGATTGCAGAGTTTAACGATTACAATGGTGGTGGTAGTGCGACTACTGGGTCAGGTGGAGCAACTTGGACTTCAGTAGATACTGGATTTCATCGTCTTGGAATCTTTCAGGCAGTAACGGGCGGTTACATATACAAAGGGTTGTTGAATTTAGGATTGACGGGAACTAACGTCTACTTTGATGCCGCTAATGAAAACATCAGTATAGACGATACGAGAAAAATTACTGATCAGTTCAACTTGATAGAAATCAGAGGCACAGGTAGCACTGTTAACTGGGAAACCGTACAGTTTGTTTCTAATGCAATTAGATCATTAGGAAGTATAACTGTCGTTGATAATGCTACCGTAAACTTTACTGGTTGTTCTTTCACGGCAATGGATTCGTTCATCTTTCAATCCAATAGCACGTTGGTTGATACAACCTTTCGTAGATGTAATGATGTAACACAGGGTGGTGGTACGTTTACATCGTGTACGTTTGAAAATCCTCAAAGTTCTGCTGGACTTATATCAACACCTTCTACTATTAATTTAGCGACTAATTCACTATTCAGTACAATTTCAGCAACAGGAAATGCTGTTGATTTGGGAACAGTGACATCAAGTGCAACGGTAGACTGGAATGGTAATGAACTTGTTTCTCCAAGTAATAGATGGACTGGTGTTGCAGGAAACGGTATTTCAACTACCGCGAACGGTGCAATAAAGATTACTGCAACAGGTGGAAACACTATTGTAGTAGATATTAATGTATTGAATAGCGCAACAATTCCCACAGTAGAAACCGATATTACAGGGATTACTGGTGGTGGATCGTTGACTGTAAACATAATCAATTCCGTTGCACTGACGTTGACAAATATACTTGATGGTACTGAAATAGTAGTTCTTGATTCTAGGGATGACGTTACGCCATACGATGCACCCACCGTCATTTCGAGAGTAGAAAATTTAACAGGTGGTGTAGATGTCGGTAGTACTGCGGTCAACGGTACTGCGGGTGGAACCACGAACGCAAATACTTTCACGTTTAATGCAAATAGTGGTGCGACTTTATACATTAAAGCATTCAATACAGGTTTTATTGCGGATACTATTGTCGATTCATACACAACATCACAGAACATTCAAATATCACAACGTGCAGATAGGGTGTTTTCTAACCCATAACCAGTATAAATAGAACTATTAAGAAAAAATTATTAACAGGATTCAATAATGGCAGGCGAAAAACGATTTACTAGGATACCACCGGAGAGTACGGGTGACCGTTTGTACATGGTCCATACTGCCGAGATCGAATTTGTTCAAAAATTAGATGCACAAGGTGGAGATACCGGTCACGTTTGGAATATTGGTAAACGATATGACATTGTTGGATTTTTAGGTGGTGATGTTCACGTTCACGGTGTTTATGATAAAGGTGATGGTACAGGTATTCTTGCGGTTCACTACAACGCATCTGCTAAATTTGAAAATGCAGTACCCGAAGCGCTTGCAGTAATTTCTTATAACGGTACTCCCATCTGTAAAGTAGGAGTTGCATACGATGTTTATGTTCCTACAACACACCTTATGGGATACGACAATCCAGAGTATGGATTAGAAATTGATCGTTTCGGCGCGGCAAACATTAGGTTTTCGGAAGGACAACCAGAACTTGCTGCTTATGGTCAGTTGCGTATTGCTAACTCTAAAGTTCTTGCCAGATACAATTTTGATGTTAGCGCAATGCCTGATCAATTTGCTAACTCTCTTTTAGGTTCTGGCACAGCAGTTTGGGATCCAGGTAAGAAATGGATACGTCTTGGTTTAGAAGGCAATCTCGGCAATGGCGCTTCTGGAGACCTTGCAACAAACACTTCGCATCTCTATCACCCATTATCATATGGTTCTGGCGTCTTCGTTATTATGGGTACTGTGGTTCCTGATACTGGTAAAGCAACCTGTGTGAGAAACTGGGGACCATTTGATGCAACCGATGGATTTATGTTCCGTCTTACTGGGTCAGGTCTTTCTGTCGTACACCGTAGAACCTTTGACGGTGTTCAATCCGAAACAGTCATATCACAGGCAAATTGGAACGGAGATCGTCTGGATGGTGCTGGTGGCAACAGCAACAGATCAGGTGTGACACTTGATGTCACAACGGCAAACCAATATTTCTACGATTATCAAGTTTTGGCGGGAGGTTCTATTCGTTGGGGTATTATCATCAACGGTGAACGAATTATCTGTCACGAAATGGATATGAGTAATCGAACTGACATTGGATGGCAAACAAATGCTATCGGATTAAGCGCAAGACCTGTCTGTTGGGCAACCAAGAGATTGTCTGCTCCAACCGAAGATACTGCTGATTATTTTTATGCACTGGGTGCTGGTGTTTGGACTG